AGCGTTGGCCGCGGTGTGATACGCGGTGTTTCCGCCCGTCCGACGCGGGATGTAGAGCGTGTCGCTCGCCATCGTCAGGTTGTTCGCCTGAGCCGGGAACGCACCGAACGACTCAACCAGACGAATCACGGTGCTGGCGAACGTGTCCGGGATGAACACGCCGCCCTTGTTGTTGTCGTTGGGCGACAGGGCACGCTCTTCGACGTTCTTGGTGTACCACGCCCGATCCTCGGCACGGCCGAGAACGAAGCCGCGAATCCAGCGGCCACACGCCTCCGCGTCGCTCGAAGAACGGAAGTGCTTCGCGGCACGGCTCGAGTACGACGGGCCAACGGCCGGGGCCGCATTCACCGCGGCAACCTCGACGGGCTTCGCAGTCGCGGCCACCTTGCCACGCAGAGCGGTGATCTTCTCCGCAATCGCGTGCTCGCGGGACAGCTCTTTCTCCAGCCCTTCGGCTTCGCCAGCAAGCCGCTCGTACTCGGCGGCCTGCTCCGCGGAACGCTCCTCAACCTTGGAGAGTTCGTCCAACATGGCGGCCACAGCAGCGGCCCGGTCCTGAAGCTTCGAGAGTTGAGTGGCCATCCGTGGCGCTCCGTAGTGTGCGGTGACAGTCCGTGTCTCCCGTTCACACTACGCCACGAAGGGCGTTTCTTACTCAGCTTTGTTTGTACGGTACAACGGCCCGGCGCCAGACGGTGTCGGCCGGAACCACCGCCTTGGTTCTGTAGTCGCAGCCGCAGCACTCCAAGTACCGCACTTGGTGGTGCTCGCCGTGCTGATGGCTGGACCGCGTGCGAAGGCGATTTTCCTTGCACTTCGGGCAGACGCTACCGGCTTGTGTCACGCATGTGACTCCTGATATTTGCGGATCGAAGCCGCATCGACGCACGCAACATGTCGGGAACAACAATCTGCGGCGTCGCCTCAGGAATAACTTGGCTGGCAAGCCAAGCCTGAACCGAACGCATGGCCACAGCGACACTGGTTGCCAGGTAGGCCGGCTGCACAACCGGCCCAAGTTCGTACAGGGTGGCGGCGCGAATCTCGCGAATCGCCCGTCCGTTCTCGTCAGTCGTGAACCCCTCGCCGCCCTTGTCCACGGTGAACGTGAAAGACGCACCACGAACGTCGCGACGGGCCACGAGTTCCATGATGTCGGCCCGGCTGGCCGGCGGCATCACCTCAAACCACACGCCCTTGTCGGACGTGCCGACCGTGAGCGTCCCAGACGACTCGCGGCCTAGCAGGATGTCGGGGTTGTGGTTGTAGTACGAAACGAGATCCGCTCGGCCACGCTGGCGGTTCAGCACGGCGTCAAAAGCGCCCGGCAGGATTCGCTCGCGGAACCCGCCCAGGTCAACGCTCAGGCGGTTGTAGACGATGGCGTAGCCCTTGATGACAGCCCGGCCATCGGCACGAGTCTCAACTACGAGGCCATCGTCCTCGCCAGAGAACTCCCAATCGCGTCGCTCAAGTTCCATCGCCAGCCTCCGTGCTTGCGTCGCCTTCCGGCGGCATGTCCTCGGTGTCGTCCGTTTCGGCCACGTCCTCAACGGCGTCGCCCGGTGTGTCCTCAACCTCGCCAGGCGAGTCGTCTTCCGTCTCGGGCAGCGGCCCTAGGTTCTCTTTCATCCGCACTTCCTCCGGCGTCAGCCAGCCGTTGCGGATCGCCACCTCATACGCCTGGTAGCGAGTCGTGATGTCGCCACGCAGCAGCCCTTCCACCAAGAACTCGGCGTACAGGTCGCCGTCCTCGGGCAACACGTCACGCTCAATGGCCCCTTCAATCCGTCGCAGCCATGGGCCAATGGTGAACTTCTCAAAGCTCACCATCTCGCTTTGGAGGTTGCCCCACGTCGCACGGCCCAACTCTTGAATCATGTGCGGCGGCATCCGCCAGATGCGGCAGATGGCGAGCAGCGATTGCATCCACAGTTCCGCCAGTTGGCTCTCTTGGTTCGTGGCCGAGACTGTATCGGCCTTGAGCCCGTTGCTGAGGATCGCCGTCTTGCCAGCCTTGGCCGGGCCGCGGTGAGCCGACTCCCACTGGTCACGCAGCTGCTCGCGGACTTCACGCGGCAACGCCTGGTCGGTGTGCAGGATGATGCCGGGCTGAGCGTTGTTGCGGTAGAAACTCGCCGCGTACTGCTCAAGGCTTCTCGCAAGCGCGATCGCGTCGCGGCCAAGTTCGACAGGAACTTCGCCGTTGATGCCGTCAAACGACAGCCAGCGGACGTGCATGATCTGGTCATCGCGGTACGCCTGCTGCCTTCCGGTGCTCGGGTCGGTGTAGAGGTAGGCCAGTGCCTTATCGCTCTCCTGCACAACCTTCATGCCGGCAGGGTGCAGAGCGTAAATCTGATCCACGCTCCCGCGGTCGCCCGGCACCTTCAACTGGTACGAGTTGCCGTAGAAGCCCAAGTGGAGACACATCTGCTCCACCCACTCATAACGGGTCTGCCAGCCGTTAGGCCGCTTAGCCAGCACGTTGTAAAGCGGCAGATCCTTGGCCCGCTCGCTGTTGTGGTCGTCTAGCCGGCGGTAGAGGTGCAGCGGCAGGCTTGCGACAGTCTCGGCAATCACGCGGGCGCACGCGAAGTAGGCCGCAGTCTTCATCGCCGTCTCGGGCGTAATGCGGACGCCAGTCTCGGCGGCCATGGCCACGAGGTCATCCCACCGGCTCATGCGGGATTCCAGCCACTTGATCTCGGGCACGGCACTCTCGGCTTGCGAAATCACGGGCACCTCACCAGAAGGAAATCTCGGGCATCTCGGCTTGTTTCATGCTCTCGCCCATGTGGACGCCGACAGCCATGATCGTGGCCACCACGCTATCCACACGCTCGGTAGACTTCGCCTTCGACACCTTGACGTTGCCCGCGGGGTCCGTTTGGACGGCAGCGTTACCTAGTTGCCACGATACCAGTGGATTCCCGCCGAAACGGACCTTTCGGTCCACAATCAAGGCTTCAAGTTTGCGAGTCGGTGCCGTCATGGACGCGAAACCCTGGCCGAAGAGCGTCACCGGAAGCCCGTCATCGGCAAGCTCGGTAGCAAGTTGCGTCGCGTTCCAGCGGTCCACCGCCAGCCGACGCACGCGATGCTTCTGGCAGAACTCAAGAATGTCGGCCCGTACCCGCTTGTAGTCGGTGCTTTTGCCTTCCGTGTACGTCAGCCAGCCGTCGCGGTGCCACGCGGAATATTGCACCCGGTCGTTTCGTTCCCGCTCCGCGGCGTTGTGCTCTGGAACCCACGCCATCACATGCACGTCGTAGCCGCCGGCATCGTTGGGCGAGACTGCAGAAAAGCAGGTGGTGTCGTAGTTGCTCGCTAGGTCAAGCCCGCACCACACATCGCGGCCCTCGAGCGGCTCGGAGTGCGGCCCCATGCACTCGGCCACCTGGTCGGGCCGCAACCACCGCACATCAGACGTGGTGGGGATGTTGAGCCGATACCGCAAGAAGGCGTTGAGCTTCGTCGCGGAGTTCTCAGCCTCTTTGCAGTCCGCGGCGAACGACTCCTCAGTGATTGTGTGGCCAATAGACGGGTTGGCTTTCTTCCAGATTTCCGGGCTCTTCCAGTCGTCCTCGCGGTCTGCCGCGTAGATGCACCCAAAGAATGACGGGTCAAACGCCGGATCTGCCAGGCACCGCTCGGCGTAGTCGTGCTGCTCGTACCACAGATGCGTCTTGTTGGCCTCGCCGGCCGTGGTGATGGAGAGCACCAAGGGCTGACGCCTAGCGGCACCGCCGTACCGCAGGGCATCCCATAGCCGGCGGTCGCCACGCTGAGCGTGCAACTCGTCAAAGAGCAGGCACGAGATGTTGAGTCCCTCAGCCCGGAACGCATCAGCCGACAGCACCCGATAGAACGAGTTGCTCGCACGATGCACGATGGTCTTCCGCGAGTCGAGCACCTCCAGAACCTTAGACAGAGCAGGCGACGAGCGAACCATCGACGCCGCTTCGCGGTAGATGATGCCTGCTTGCTCGCGATCGCTGGCCGCACCGTAGACTTCGGCCCCGGCCTCGCCATCGGCAACCAGCATGTAAAGAGCGATGCCGGCTAGCAGCGTGCTCTTGCCGTTCTTCTTGGGGATCTCAATGTACCCAACGCGATGCTGTCGCGTGCCGTCAGGCTTAAGCCGCCCGTAGAGTTCGCCCAAGGCGTGCTTCTGCCACGGCAGCAAAAGAAACGGCTGGCCCGCCGTCTGCCCCTTGCTGTGCTTGAGCACCTTCTCGAAAAACGAGAACACACGCTCGGCCTTGGCCTGGTCGATACCAGGACGGCTAACCGTGGGCGGTGAAGAACTCTTCGAGCTCGTCTTTTTTGACTTCGACTTGCGTGGCAAGCTTCGTCCTGCTGCTTGGTGTGAGCCCGAACTCACTCAATAGGCTAGCCTTCATGGCAACCAACGAGCGGTACATCGGGCCTGCCGGGTTCGGCTTCATGCCGCCGGCTGCGGTGTGAGACACGGCACCGCTCGCCCGCAGCTGCAAGAGGCACGCCTGCTCCGCTGCGTGAACCTCGCATAGCGTCGCCAGCGCCTCGCCGTCGCCGGTTGTCAGCACGCCCATGCGCGAGAGGATGCCGGCGAGCTCGTTCCACTTCTCAACAGCGACGGGCTCAACCTTGAGACGCTCGGGCATCGGAGGGACGCCCACGGGGGCGGATGGTTCTCGCGTCGGTTTTGCTTTCGCGGTCCCTTCAAGGATGCGAAGTGCAGTCGGCTTCGGTCGTCGCCCGGCTTTGGCCATTGTTAGCGTTTCGCCCCACGCAAGTTACGTACCGTTTCAAGAACGCAAAACTGCCGGCTAAAACTCAAAAAAACCCGGGGATTTCGATGGTTTTTGTACGGGCT